TAACAGGCTTGATTACAGATATTAGTAGTGTCTAAATCTATCTGCCATGGTAGTAACTTACCGGGTATGTTGCCTTGTATCCAGCGTGAAATTAATTGATATTGATCCATTAGTCATATTTATCCTATTGTAATATCTTCCATTCCAGCAGTGCGTAAACGAACGATATGTCCCATCTGCCATTGTTTGGCTTCAAGACCCTTTAATATACCTAACCATTGATTTCGCAATAATGCTACTTCATTGATAAGGATTTCGAAATCTACAACTTCATCTTCTCCATCAACATACTTTTCAGCATCACGACTAGTCAATACTCTGTTATACGCCTCTAGATATTTTTGAAAATGTTTTCGGCGAATTTTCCGTAATTGAATGTTGAGATAGTTCAATACTGCTTCTATCTCTTGTAGTTGATTAAAACGATGTTCGGTATGTCCCGGAATAGCGGCAATGTTCTTTTCAACATTACCGTATACCTTTACCTCTTGTTTTGCTGATAATAATTCATTCTCAAAATGAGAGATGAAATCGGGTATCACAATTAAATTTTGTGATACCCTTGTGTACCAATTTGACATTTAATCCCATTCTTCTTGGTCTTCGTCTTCATCATATTCTTCGTACTCTTCGGTATCGTGTTGGTCTGTATAACCTTTTAATGCCTTAAGTACCTCTTTGTCATTCTTAAAAGAATCTTTAATATCACTTGCTTCATAATCATTATCAATTAATAAATTAATCAATGTATCAGCCGCATCGCTACGGTCATTAAAATCAATATGGGTTCGTAATGCATCCCATATTTCTGCTGTAAAAGCTAAACTCATTCTGTACCCTCCTCCTCAGGTGTTACAGTACTTATCTTTGTTGTTGATTTTTGACTATATTCAGACATTACTTTATCTAAACAACCATCAACGTTAGCTTCCCATGCTTTACGAAACTTCTTAATAATTTCGCCATCAAGTGTTGTGTACACAAGACTGTTGCCTTCTTTCTTAACAAGTTCGGCCTTCTCAATCATATCTAATAGACCTGAGTAAGGGCTCATACCTGTTTCATAAGGAATCTTAACTTGTACAGATTCAAATGGTTTCGCATAGCGAGTTTTCATAATCTTACAGGCTGCACGAATACCTCGCACATCACTAATCTTATTACCATCTTCATCTTCTTTAAGTTTCAATTTCTTCATAGCAACTACAATACTAGAAGCATAAACGAAACCTTGACCACCTGAGATTTTATCATCTGGATCAAACATATCTTGTGAAGCATATGTGTGATTAGTAGCAACTAGACCGATGCCAAGTGAACCAAACATATTAACACAATTACGAACAAGTGCTGTTAGTGCTTTAGGCTTACGACCCATATCACCTTTCATATCACCCGCTTCAAACTGATTAACATCAGTTGGTGTTAACAACATACCCAATGAGTCAACTACAAACAATACCTTAGGACGATCTGTTTCCGATAATGCTTTATAATCTTTAACGAACATAGAAATAGTTTTTCCTACTTCGTCAATCATTGCCATGTTTAGTTTTAATAGTTTATTTTCTTCTGTGGATACACCAAGTGCGTGTAACCAAGCTTCGTCAAGGGCATTCTCTGAATCAACTAAGACTACAAAGATTCCTTGTTGTTGTGCGTGTCTGACGAGATTTCCTGAGCAGATGAACGATTTTCCGGCGCCTGACTCTCCGGCAAAGACAGTAACTTTACCAAGAGGTACGCCTTTATTAAAATCACCGCTAATGAGGTAGTTGAGAGCATAGTTTCCTGTCGAGATCCAATCAGTAGGATCATTAAATCCTATTGACAGACCTTCAATACTTTTTGTAATTTCCTTACGGAATTTACTTACGTCAAAAGGTTTTGCCATTTAGTTGTCCACTTCCATTAATAATGCTTCATTGATTACTGCAAAGAGTTCTTCGTTAGTAGTGCAAAGAATCTTGCAGTTTGTCCAATCATTTTCATTATTGCGGCCACCGACTTCAATCATAAAGCCATTATCATATCGGTTAACAGTAAATGATTCATTTACTTTGCTTAATTTTTCTAAGTATTTCATATTATTCCTTATTGTTTGTGTACACCGTTAGTGTACAAACTAAACGGTTCTTTGTCAAGGTATTCTGGACAATTGTCCGCAATACGCTCTAGTTCATTGTCATTTGGAAAATGTCGTAATGCAGTCCTTGCTTTGTCTCTTATTAGACTAGGCACTCTAGGTGTCTTGCCCGGGTCGCACAGTTCTTCCAATAACTTTTTACCCTGCTTTAGGGCACGGTATCGTTCGTCTGGTAGTGTCATGGAGTTCTCCTTAGGAAGGGGCCTAAGCCCCATCACCTATTAAGACTTGTTTTGTCTAGCACGAATCATTGCTAGAATGTCTTGTGCTTTGTCACTTGATGTGCCAGCTGCCGGGACACTAACTGGTGCAGTTGTTGTTGCAGGCTCATCTTCCCATGGTGCTGAAGTTTCTGCTACGGGGGCAGTTGCGGGTGCTCTAGTTTCAGTAGTAGCTGTGTGTTTATCCGCGGTCGCTCCTGCAGGTGCTTCTAGTCCCCAAGGACGATAGTAACTACCCCAACGCTCATTGTCAAAAGGTTGACCATCTACTGATGCTTCAAACATTTCTTTAATGATACGTAACTCTGCTTCATTAGGCTTCTTAGGTAAGAAGTCTGTTAAGTTGAACAAACCATGTGCTTCAATTGCGGATTGTTCGGACTCATTCAATGGTGATTCTTTACGTGCCCAATTACTAGTAGAGTAATCTGCATAACCACCTTTACTTGTTTTCTTAATGTTGAAGTCAACACCGTGCAAGTAATCTGTTGGCAATTCTTCCATTTCAGGATCCATCAAACTAGATTTAATCACATTGAAAATTTGTGAACTGATAACAAATCTGCGAATTGGGTTTGCAGGAACTTTGTCATCACCTAGTGGGTTTTGACGAACAAAACCCTGAAAAATATAACTGCGTTTCTTCCAATACTTGTTTGCCATTTCTTTCAATGTCTCATCCTTATACCAAGGACGAACTTCTGCCAAGATTGGACAAGTCTCGCCAGTACCATACATTTCAATACAAGGTACTTGAACGATTGTTTGTTTGATGTTGGGATCACCCTTAACACCATTGAACGGCAACTTAATTAGTTGACGCTCTACCCAAAAGAATGTATTGCTACTATTTGCGTCAGGCAAGAAACGAACTGTTGCTGTCGTGCCTTCGTCAATGTTCCAATGGGGGTAGATAGAGTTATCTGATTGAGTATTAGAACTCTTGTTGTTTGTCTTATTGTCTTGTGCCGCGATACGGGCACGAATGTCTGCTAATGATGCCATGATAATATTTCCTTATAAAATTGAGATGGTCTCGTTTTTTAATATTCGCTACTTCCCTATGAAGTAACTAACATTAGAGATAGTATAGCAAAACTATCTCTCAATGTCAATAGTATTTATCCCGTTTGTGGGTAAACACATTTTTTTCTACGGTTTTTTACCCTTTTATATAGGGTAGTCCGATTAGGTTATCCAACATACGTGAATAAGTTTTGTCTAGGCTTTCACTAAACAAATCATTTTGTTTCAGATGTAGTGTTGAACTTTCAGGAGGTTGACCGAATAAATCAGTTTTTACCCAATTGTAAAATGCATCCATTGTTTGTTTTGATATTGGATTTTCTTCGTGTTTGAATAGAAAATCAATATTATCTTCGATTGTATATGCAATCTGATGGTCGCTATATGTTGGATGCTTCTTACTTAATTCTATAGCATATTTCTTTTTAAATGAACGAACCATCATTGGTAAATATTTTGCCATCCATTCAGCTTTATCCGGGTCGTGTGAATAGTCAAGTGCAGGTCTAACTGCCATATTAGCTTCTTCAAATACTTTACTTTCGGATCTGTTTTTAGTTGTTGATTTATCTTTTCCTTCATCACCAAATAATTCAGGATCTAACTCAGGTGGTTTAAATTGTTGTGTTGCACCCTGTGATGTAGCTTGTGCATTATCAATAGCACCCTGTGCTATTGTGGCTGCGTTTGGGCGAATAGAAGGTTTAACGAATCTAATATTACTTGCAATTTCATCAGCCATTTGTTGGATTTCACCCCTAAGATTCAGAATGTTATCTCTCTCTGTATTCATAAACTCATCAAAGTTTTCAATCTTTTCTTTAGCGGCATCTACGATTTGAGAATACTTTTGAATTTCTTCGGCAGAGGTTTTTTTATAGTCATCTGTTTTATCAATGTATTTTTGAAATCGTTCTTCTTTACTATCTAAATCTTGCTTTGTTTTTTCAAGTTGTGCGGCAACCGCATCATAATTGACATTTGCTTTACTTTGAATATTGTTTACTAGACTTTGTAACTTCTTAACATCAGCATCTTCTGCACCGGAACTATTAGCTAACGCAGAAATTTGTTGTTCAATTTCTTTATATTTTTCTGGATCCATGCCGGGCTTAGACTTAAGTGCTTCTAAATCTTTTTGTAGCTTCTCCAACTCATCAGCACTTACTTTAGCCTTCTGTTGTCTATCAGCACTACCAGTAGTTAATGTACCGCTTAGTTGTTTTAATCTTTCAACTTCACGGTCAGTCTCTTGCGCCTGTGCTTCATAATCTTGTAACTCTTGCCCAATAGACTTAATAGCATTCTGTTGAGTATTGATTAAGTTATTTTGTGCCGCATCAGTTTTCTGTTGTTGTACAGCCTTATCAGCTATGTATAAAGATAGTGCTTGTTGGCTATCATAGCCAGGAAACCTCAGCATGGCTCTCTGCATTAAATCGTTATCTAACGATAATGCAGGACCTTTTGGTGCTTCTCTTAACAATGACGATATTTTCATATTACTTTTTTAACAAACGTCTAATAGTATCTAGGTCGTCTTGACCTTCAAATGTTTTCTTAAATCCTTGTGCAAAGTCACTAGGATTTGGTGTAACTGAGCCGACCATTTTACCAAGCGCACCCATCTCACTGTCGTCAGCACCTTCACTCATTACTTGGTCAATAAGTTTTTTACCACCGTATAACACAGCCAATATTATACCAATTGGAATTGAATACTTAACTGCGGCACTTGCTAGTTCGGCAATTGTTTTTCCATCGATTGCATCACCGACTGATTGTGCTATTGCGCCGGCAGCTTTACCAACGTCACGGTATACTTCACCTACACCACCAACCATCTTATCTGCTACATCAGTAATAGCTTGATATGCTCCTACGCCAACACCAATTTGACCCGCATTTTGTGCGGCCGAACCTGCGGCTGATTTAGCAACATCTACTGTGCCACGTCCTATACCTGTGGCTGTTTTTCCAGCAACTTCAGCTCCGGCTTTGCCCGCGCCTGATGCCATCTGACCCAGTTTAGGACCAACTTTAGCTAATAAAGGCATAATAGCACGTGCACCTGCGGCTAACAATGGTGCAACTTCGTTTAGTTGTTCTTCTTTTGTTAACTCTCTACCTGCCATTTGACCAGCTGTTCCACCGGCTGCGCCACCTACAACTCCACCTATTGCCGCTCCAACTGGACCACCCGCTAGTGCTCCTAATGCAGATCCTGCAACTGTTCCACTAACACCGCCTAAAGTGCCGCCGGCAAGTTCACCCTTCCAGCCTTCACCTAACAATCTCATCATAGCATCAAGTTCTTCTTGCCCTTCTTTTACAGCTTGGTCTACATCGTGTATGTTCATATTCATCATATCACCATTTGATGTTTTTACTGTGACTGTGTTACCATTTACTTTAACAACTGTTCCTTGAGATACTTTCATACCTGGATGAATTTCAGTATCACCATTTCCTTCTTTTACAGGTTTTTCTTTATCGCTAAACTCAGCACGAATGTTTTGCATTGTTTTCTCACTGGCGTGTTTTTTTCCTGCGGCACGTAGTTTATCCATACCTTTTTTACCGTACTTCTTAATACCAAAAGATGCTTGTAGTGCGCTTTCGTCAATATCATCTTCAATGATATCTGAATCATCATTTGGTTTAGCCATGCTAGGTTTACCGTGTTGTGATCCTGCGGGAGCACCTACATCTTTTTGTATCTTTTTCAATAGTTCTTCATCACTGCCATGGCCCAATTTATCTAATACTTTACCACCAAATTTCTTAACTGCATCTGTAACTTTATCAAACATACCCTCATCGGCAATGCCTTTGCCATCACCTGCGCTGGCTAGTGTTTTCCATTTTTTAGAATCAGCTGGCTCTGTACGGTCATATGTTTTATGCACTGTTGGGGCTACTGCTTTATCTTGTTGTGCTCTAACTGCTGTGTACTTAACTTCAGGGGCTTTCCAAACACCATCCCAACCAAATGCAGCCGAGTCAGCTCCTTTTGTTGGGAGGCCGCCGCTAAATGCTTTATTATCTTTTCTATTCTGTTTTACTGCGGCAGCAAGTTTATCACGTTGATCTTGGTTATAAGGTCTTCCTAACTGATCGGTAGGAGCACCATATGCACCCTGTTGTGGTGTTTTCATCCAATCTGGTGTTACAAAACCAGCACGAACTGCTTCATCCATGCCCTCGCCACCCAATTTACGTGCTACTTGTTTGACCCAACCACTAACATCACTTGAACCAATTTCTTCAACATCACCCACAAAATCTGCAACATCGGCAATAGCGGCCAATACTTTATCAGGACCGTGCTTTAATAATTCAGGGTGTTGGCGTATGATGCGGCGAGTTATTGAACTTACTACTGGATCGTCAATATCATCTTCCGATTCTTCTAAATCAAATGCTTTTAAATTTTTAGCATCAGTTCTTACATTGTGTCCAAGTGTTTCAGCACCGGGAGCTTCTGTTAAAC